GGAGCTAAAAATCCTTTATTTTGACCAAGTTGTTGTTGATTAGTATCTGATTGTTCTGACGCAATTGCATCATTAACTGAATTTTGATCAATATCATCCTCCAAAGTTGCAGGTCCGCAATCACAATCACAACTTGTACATTCAGGGTAAGACATCATAGGTAAACCTATTCTTGGGAAATTTTTTATCTTAAGAAGGTATTTTATTGTAAAAGCAATGAATGCAACCGCTAAAGCGATTCTAAATAAAAACGATATTGCCGTTGCCGCAATTCTTAAAATCAGACCTAAATTAATTACAGGACCACCTAAAGGTGAAAAAGCAAATAACTCAATTAACGAGTTAATCCAAGCAATCATTTCCGATATTGCATCATAAAGGAAATATATCCCTAAAATGATTAATAAGTACTTTAATACAGGCCACATCCATGCGATAAAGTGAGCAACAAATAATAATACTATTAATGGGTATGCTAAAATACTCATAAAGACATTAAAAATGAAAAATATGGTATCAAAATTTTTAATAATGTCGTTAGATGGAAATGTATTTATCGTTGATTTACAAGCTCTATCATCAATTTCTTTAATACCTAAGTGTCTTGCTCTCCCAACTCCATTTTTGTATCTATCAAGGAACATTGCCGTAGTATAAACTTTATTGTAGTTCATTTCATAGAATGTATCCTCACAATTAATTGCAGATATTGGGTCCACATAATCATCCCAATCTAAACTAAAACTATATGATCTCAATAAATCAAAATAACCTTGTGGAAAGAATGTAAAATCAAATTGTTGTGGTTGTGTATTATCAACAGGATTTGAATCTATTGATATTAGATCACCAACATTAACAGGTATAACCATAGTATCACCATAATATGGTAGTCCGTTAACATAAACGGTAAAAGTGTCGGAATTAGTCTTCCCATTAAATAGTAACCCACCTTCAGTAAATGGAGGTAAGGGATCACTTGTAATATTACCAGCAGTTGTATTAAATATTGTCGAAACTGCGGAGGTTGGATCAAACGGGTCTGTACCACTCGTATTCCAACCATGTTCTTTAATATTTGGAACTAAAAAATTTGCTCTTTGAAAATCATTTTGTATCCCACCTTCATTATTCCATTTAAATTTAAATCTATATTTTCCCTTTGTTGGGATACCTTTTGTTGGGTCATTTGAAATTACTTGTTCTCCAAATTCATTTGTAATAATGTAATCCAAATTCATTGGTACATTTGCTAAAAAAGACCCATCACCATCTATAATTTTACCATCTTGTTCAAATTTATATTGTTCAAGAACTGGAAAATTATTTTTATCAGGGTATATTGTTTGTCTAATACCCAATATTTGTCCGGGCCCCGCAATTAATTCACATAAATTTCCTGTATTATTTTTTGGTTTACAATTTGTTTTAAGTGAATCTTCATTAGTTGTAGAAATAAGAGACCCAATAAAAATAGCGGTAGGATTAATCGTTACATTTGCCTCATTAGTTAAATCAAAATCAACTCTTGTAATACCTATTTGGCAAATGTCCTCTTGACCCCAAAGAGGTGATATATCAACATTTCTATTTACTGTTTTTATCTGTGGTAATTCACTTAAATTTGATGAGGATTTAAATGTTGATCCATTAACTTGTGTTTGAGTTGCTTGACCCGCATTAATTAAATCTTGTGGTGTTAATGAAAAACATCCAATATCCGATAAATCAACATCCATAAAAACGGTTTGAGCTCCGATTGGAACTCCAAAAATCATATAATCACCACTATCATTTGTTTTAACGGTATATTTGTAATATTTGTCATAAACCTCAATGTATGTTTGGTCTATTAAAACTTCTTCTCTATTTGGAAATGTTCCTGTTGCAGCATGAATACTATACGATGGATCATGAGGTAATAAATTGTATCTATACCCTAACTCATTATTATCTGATAATGTTTTATATGGGTATAATTCAGATATTATGGGATTTAATTCATCTTCACTAGATAATGGTATGAATATGGATACTTTCGCATTTGGTAATCCAAAACCACCATTAACAATAACTCTACCAACTACAACCCCATAGTCAGAACACACCTTTGTATAAAGGTCTGATTGATTTATTTTTAAAGATAGGATCTCTAAAAAATCAAAATCTTGGTCTAATTTTACATTGATGTATTTGTCAACTCCTACTTGAGTCCTTATTCTATATGATTTTGGCATTAAAGTCTTTTTTGATAAATAGTTTATTTCCTATTTTCAAAAAATAGTTCTAATTAAAAAAAAATAAATTATTAGGAAAAATTAACCGTACTTAAATTAATGACCCTAACATTGATATCTTTGTTAGGAAATCTAATTTGATAGATTTGAGTAGGTTCAGCAAAAATTGTATCAGCAATTAATTGAATTTGTTTAGTTGCCGGATCTGAATATTTTTGAGATGTTTGATTTGACGAGTATTGTCCCCCAACTTTATTAAAGAATTCCATATCAGAAATACTTATTATTCCATTTTCCGCTTGGATTAATCTTCTTAACTCAGATACCACAACATTTTGACCTAATTGTCTTGTTGTAGGACTAAAGTATGTTGAAATAATATCAATGATTTTAGATACAACTGCACCTTGATTTTGACTAGCATCTAATACAACATCAACATTAACCGCTAAATCAATTGGGTTTGCACTTTCTATTGAAATGTAGTCGTTAATCATCCTATAATTTGATAGGTAGTTTGCAACATTACTTTTTAATGTATTAGAAACCGTATCAGTTAAATTACCACTTGTGTCGTAAGATAACATTTTTATTTTTATCATATTATTCTCTTCAGTAATTGCAACTTTTGCAGGTGCTCCGAACTGAGAAGGCATTGTTCTAATAATTGATTCGTAATCATTTATTGTAACCGCTCTATTTTGTGCTGAGAAGTTATATGATACCATATTTCTTACTTCTTCAAGTGTTGGTGCGTTTGCCCCTCCAATCGCCGCAGTAACGTTATTACATTTCAATGTATTAATAACAGATCTATTAATACTTTCTGATGGTCCATTAACAAAGAATGAAACCGTACCAATTTGATTGATTACATTAACACCTAAATTAGTTGCTTGTCCACCACCAACTCTATATTGTATAAACAATGTTGTGTTTGACTTTAGAGCCGCACCTAAAGCTAAATTATTAGAATATTTATTTAAATCAAATCCTTTACCTGATCTTGCAAAATCTCTAAGTTGTTCTTCAGCAGAAACATTACCACCACCAAATGTCATTTTTAAATAACCTTCAGGTGTATACTCAGATGTAAATTTAGTGTTAGTTAAAATATATCTACCAACCTTAATACCAGGTTGATCAGAAACTTTAGTTGGATCTTCAATGAATACTCTGTCTTCAGCAAGTGCCTTAACTTCATACCATCTATCGTTTAACCCTAAAAAGTCCTGTGGATTTGGAATTGTATTAAATTGAGTCCCATCTTTTAAAAGGACACTTGTTATACCTAAAACATTTTTTTCAGGTAAGAATAATTCAAAGAATGGTTTTACATCATTTGGTGTAATAACTCGTTTGAATACTTTTGTAAACCCGTTTACAACAACTTCTCTTTTTACAATGTTGTAATTTAATATTTTACCATTAGCATCAAAGTTAGGTATCTTTAATCTATTTAATGTTCCTTCAGAATTTATTGCTGAAGCAAAATCAATATCATAAACGGTTTCAAATGGTTGACCAGCACCACTTACTTGGGATCCTCTCCTTAGAATACCACAATATCTTAAATCTTCTCTATCACCAAATGCGGGAACCGTTATTGAGAAATCTACTAATGCCACCGAAGGTCTTTGACCCGGAATTTTTAACCCGTAAGTCTTAGCGATATTATATACTGAAGATTTTTGTTGTGCAAATTGTAATACCGTTTCTTGAATACTTCTATCAATATTAAATTGTAGGTTATCTGTAACGGCAGCATTTAAATCTAACATTACTGAGAAAACCCCAGCATCGTTAAAGTTCTGTACTAAATCAGGATAATAAGTACGGGTAAAGTTAATTAACTCAGTTCTTATTCCTTGGAAATCTCTAGTTGTGTATGATATTTTTTTCTCAGCCATATACTATTAAATATTGATAATAACAAAATCACTACTTTCAAAAGCTTGATTTGTGACTTTATAATCTATTTTAATTTTTGCGGTATGTTCTTTGTCGCTTATACCTTGTACTTTAAATTCTCTTTCTCCATCCGGATTAATAAAAGTACCCTTATTTTCCTCACCTAAAGAAGCGTCGGTTATTGAGATATTTGTTATCTGTACACCAGGCATATATCTTTCAACAGAATCCCTAATTTCACCTTCAATTTCACTAAATGTAGGTCCATCAAGAGGTTCAAAAATATATTCATACAATCTTGTTCCAAAATCAGGAAGATAATATCTATACCCTTTTTTAGTTAACAATAAATGAATTAAATTACTTCTTACTTCCTCTTCAGTTGTATCAGAAACATCCAAATATTTACCAACGTAAGATTCCCTAAAAGGAAAATTTACCCCATATGTTATTCCATTTGCCATATCTTATAAATATAGTATCTATGTGTTTTGAATAAATACATATAAAATAAAAAATCACAACCTAAGCCGTGATTCCCTATTGTAATACATGATTCACCCTAAGATGAACATCCGAAACATTCAAACTCTGAACTATCAGGTTTTTGTGGTAAATTCATATTTGAAAAATCTACTTTAGGTGTTTCTACTTTTTTAATTGGTTCTCTTTTTGTCATATCCAATGCTAAGTGTTTCGCTCCTGTTGAAATTGCCTTTGTTCTAACGTAGTAACAAAGTGTTTTCAAACCTTTCTCCCAAGAGTGGAAGTGTGATGAGGTAATCTTAGACAATGTTGGGTTTGACATATAGATATTCATTGATTGTGATTGATCAATAAATGGTGCTCTGTCTGCCGCCATGTTGATAAGTTCTTTTTGTGAGATCTCCCAAATAGTTTTGTACTTAGGGATTAAATGCTCAATTCTTTTAACTTTCTTATTATAATGTTTGTCTTCAGGATCTAAGTAGTTATTGAAATTAATGTTTTGGATTGAACCCTCATTCATAATAATTTCATTTTTTAAATCTTCAGACCATATACCAATTTTCTCAAAATCAGAAATTAAGTATTTATTCACAATCATAATTTCACCACCAACAACTCTTCTGTTAAACAATGCTGAGTGAGCCGGTTCAGTCATTTCAAATGACCCTGTAATTTTAGCGGAAGATGCAACAGGCATTTGTGCCGTGAATAATGAGTTACATACCCCATACTCTTTAACATCTTCTTTTAATTTATTCCAATCCCAATATCCTGACAAATCATTTTCATTCAAATCCCACATATCAAATTGGAAAATACCTTTAGACATAGGTGATCCCTTGAAGTGTTTGTATGGTTCGTGTTTACCATTTTTACATAACTCATTACTTTCGTATACCGCCCCGTAATAGATGGTTTCAAAAATTTGTTTGTTCAAGATTTTTGCCTCTTCGTCTGTAAAGATTAAGTCAAGTAAGTAAAATACGTCAGCCAAACCTTGTGTTCCGATAGCAATTGCACGTTGTTCTAAACCACCTTTTAATCCTTTTTGTGTTGAGTAATTATTAATATTTACAACTTTATTTAAAGTTCTAACTACTTTTCTTACTTCATTAAACAACAATTGGAAATCAAATTTACCATTAGTGATAAAGTTTTTAAGTACTATTGAAGATAATGTACAGATAGCCGTTGTTTCCTCATCTGTGTACTGATAAATCTCATTACAAAGATTAGATTGTTTGATCACACCGATGTTTTGGTGGTTAGTCTTTCTGTTTGCGCTATCTTTAGAACATAAATAAGGGATACCACTTTCAACTTGTGATTCAATAATTTTAGACCAAATGTCTTGTGCTTTAACTTTTTTACCCAACCCTAAAGAAACCGCTTTATTGTAATTTTCTTCATACTCATCACCAAATGATTCTTGTAATGGTTTGATACCTGCAGTGATAATATCGTTAGGACAGAATAAATACCATTCAGTATTGTCTTTTACCGCTCTCATGAAATTATCAGGGATCCAAAGTGCCGTAAACAAATCTCTAGCTCTCAATTCTTCAGCACCTGTGTTCTTTTTAATTTCCAATAAATCAAAAATATCTTTATGCCAAGGTTCAAGATAAATTGCCGCTGACCCTGGTCTACGACCTTGTTGGTTAAAGAAACGTAAAGATTCATTAACTATTTTAAGGTATTTTAATAAACCACCCGCATAACCACCTGAACTTGATATTCTACTTTCTTTACTTCTAATGTTAGACATTGATAGTCCAATTCCTGCAGCGTCTGAAGAATAAGTTGATATATCCGTTAATGTATTTAACAATCCACTTCTTGAATCTGAATTATTATAGTGTAAAACACAAGATGCTAATTGAGGTACCTTTGTACCCGCATTAATCATAATTGGTGTTGCCTTAGATATAAGTTGATTTGATAATGATTTATAGTACTCAACCGCCCCCACAAAGTTATCTGTAACCCATAATGCGACCCT